ACGTGACAATATGTCGCACTTAGAGCCTCATATTCACGTCTGAGTGCATAAAAGTTCATATTTTGTTCACATTTGGGCTTGACAAGGTGTGTCTTTTATGTCACAATACCCGACTAAGTGAATCGCAAAGTCCGTGTGTGATTCACACGAAGAGCCGAGAGCGGGTTGGTCTTGGCACGGAGATCGCCCGATCTTCGACTCGTAGGCGCGGTGTCGTTCGCTCCTTCACTGTGTCTAGGGCCGAGTGTGTGCTTCCTGTCGCGCACTCGGCCCATAACTGTAAGTACATTTCCCGTGTGAGTCACACAACGGAGCGTTCAGATGGGTAAATTCACAGCAGATGTGAAGGGTGGGCTTCACGCGAATTACGCGCCGACGCTTTCGAGCGCAGATCGCTACAATTTGGCCAAAGATCACAAGATCGCGGCTCAAAATCTCGCTCACAAACGCAATTTTGAGTTCAGAGCGATCACAGATTCGCTCGTTGCGTCGGGTGTAGGTGGGACAGCAGCGCTTACCTATGCAGAAATCGAGCCCAAAGAAGACATGAGTGGGCGCCGAAACGTCGTAAATACGACAATTATCAACCGTGCGACTACTGCGAACGATATTTCTGACGTTCGCGAGACCCTCACGAGCCATTCGAGCGACACTTATACGCCAAATCCGGTGTATAATGGCGACCGAAACCCCCTTGGGACAAGGTAGTTTTAGGAAAGGATTCCTAAAAATGTGTCTCTTGGGCTTACCAGAGGAGGATGGGATGAAAAAGGGCGGCGCAATGGACCCGATGACTCGTGAAGTCGAGTTTGTGCCTCACGACGCAGAGGGCAGACCAGTCACGGAGCCTGAAAATGAGGACACGAGCGAAGTCACGGAGCCGGGTGAGTCAAACGGCGAAGAACAAGAAGAGAGCGAAGACACGGACGGCGACGCCGAAGAAGAGGAAGACAAAGAGAGCGCAAGTTCGCAAGGTGCGTCCACGTCGGCCCAAGACAGGGCAGCCCGACGTGATCTCCGAAGAGGTCGTCGATAGCGACAATGGCGAAAGTGTACAAACCTAGAGTCAGGCGAGAGAAGGCAGAATCTGCCCCCAGCCCGCTGCCAGTTCTTGCCCGAGTGGGCGACCCGTTCGTAGCACCGGACGGGTCGCTCGTTCAACCCGAGGTGCCAGAGGATTACTTCCCCCGTGTCAAGGAAGAAACCAAGGTTAACCCAGTCACTTTTCGCGGAAAGCGTCGAAGGAATATCTCAGAGCTTCCGGCAGATACTCGCGTACTCAATGCGTGTGGCGCTGTTATGCTTTATACGATGTTTGGCGTGGGAGATCGAGAAATTGCTAACGCTCTTCGTTGCAGCGTGCTTGACGTTGAGGAAATTAGATCGCACGCTGCGTATGGAGAATATCTCGATCTTATTGGACAAGAGATCATCTCAGCAGAGAGCGACAACATCACACACAGACTCGCCGCCTACGCGCACGGTGCATTAGATACCGTCGCGCACGTATCGCGTAATGGGAAAATGGAAAACAATCGACTTCGTGCATCGATTGACATCCTAGATCGAGGTGGATTTGCTCCAAAGCAGGTTGCAGAGAAGCAAATTTCATTGAAAAACGTGCTGAGAATCCAGGTTTTGGACGATAAAAACAGTACAAGAGACATGGATATTCAGCTTAGCTCATCTATGGAGGAGACCGATGGCGACAGTCCCGAATCTGGCTAGGGCCGGAATTGTAGATAAGTCATTTGTTGTTCCCAACAGAATGGATGTTGCGGCTCCGTGTACTCCACAGTACGCAGGCGAAATTGTGACTGGTATCGTGGGCTCGGGCGCAGGTGCATCTTGGGGTGCATTCGTTGCGACGAGCCTCGACCCGAAATCGTGGGTGCCGTACGGCATCGCGAGCGGGATCAACGATTTCGTCTAAACCAGAGGTGGCGAACGCCACGGCTTTCTCTGGCGAACTGGCGGGACGGCGCAAATGCGATCACAAAAGCGATCTAGCGTCCCGTCCTCTGTGTGAGTCAAACAGAAAATGCAATCAAATAACTACCGGCTGCGGAGAGGTAGTGAGCACTGGGAGTATGATCGCTCCCGGAACAAGATTCAGTTTTTTGGCGGTGGATTTGCGAATGGCAAGACCACGGCACTGGTGATTAAGGCTCTAAAGCTCTGCATTAATTACCCCGGTTCGAATGGGCTTCTAGGTCGCTCAACTTACCCAAAACTCAATGATACTTTACGCCGCGTCTTCTTCCAGTGGTGTCCACCCGACTGGATTAAGAAGATGCCGACGCAGGATGACAATACGTGTTATCTCAAAAACGGTACGATTATTAATTTCCGATATATATCTCAGCGCGGCAAGCAAAATGTGGACGGATCGACTACGAGCAATTTGCTTTCCGCCACGTACGACTGGATTGGCATCGATCAGATTGAAGACCCGGAGATCGTACACAAAGACCTCCTCGATCTTATGGGCCGTCTGCGTGGACAGACACCTTATCGCCCCGATGGTAATGAAGATACATCTATGCCTGATAGCGGCCCTCGTTGGCTCATGCTTACGAGTAATCCGACGAGCAATTGGGTGTATCGCGAGCTTGTCAAGCCGTTGTTGGTGTATAAGAAGACAGGCCGCATAACCGATCAGTTGTTACGCGATCCCCAAACAGGCGTTCCGATTATTGATCTGGTCGAAGGCTCGACGTATATCAATTCGGATAATCTCACAATAGACTTTCTCCGCTCATTAGAGGCATCGTATCGCGGGCAGATGCGCGACCGCTTCTTGGAAGGTAAGTGGGCATCGTATGAAGGTCTAGTTTACCAGGATTATGATGATTCGAAGCATCTGATATCGCGCACGCAAGCGATGAACGTCTTGTGGCGCTTACAGAAGTATAACTATCATGTCAAAGCGATCGAAGGATTCGACTTCGGGCTATCTTCTCCTTCATGTTATCTATTTGGATTTGTGGATGACTGGGGAAGAGTTGTTATTATGGACGGATATTATAAGCGGAACTTTCACTACACTCGACAGCCCGACGAAGTTAGAAAGATTAGGAGCAAATACGCTCATCTTGTCAACGTGGATGAATCCATCAGAGCCGATCCCGCGATCTTTCGTCAGAAGGTCGTTGAGAAGCACGTCGATACAGGCACTCCTATTTCACAATTACTTTATGATGGGGGAATGGAGTGCAGGCCGGCTACGAATGATATTATCACGGGAATTGCAAAGGTTGCGGCTTACCTCGCAGATCAGCCAACCCATGAGCATATTATCACTGAAACGACTCCGGGACCACTTCTGTATTTTGTCGATGATTTGGACTTTATCACCGATGAAATTGCTAACTATTACTGGGATCGCACTTCAACGGGCGAGCACATTGATAGACCAATCGACCGTGATGACCATGCTATGGATGCGCTCAAGTATTTACTCTCACACCAGCCCGAGCCCAGCGAGATCGTAGTCCCGAAGTACGCAAAGCCTAAGCCTTGGATGTTCTGGCACGAAGTTGACGAAGATGGGCGATCTCGGAGAGCGACATGAGCTACGCAAATGTAAGCTATGATGACATAGTTCAGTGCATTCGTGTCGTTTCGTTCTTCAACATGCCAATGAACGCCCTTGTGAAGCTGTTTGAGGACCAACAAAGCACTGTTTCGAGCATAAAACCGCTCATAGAAGACCGTGTGAGCACCGGCTGGACCTACTTTGATGCTCTTGCAAGGGAAAATCCGACCCTTGCGGACGCAGTACATGACTATGTGTACAAGATCACTCACCCGCATAACGATATTATGGTTAAAAACCTTGCCCGAGAGGAAGTAACCAAGTCTGTCTTGGCTGTGTGAGTCACACGGAGAGCGTCATGGCATATGATCAGAACGGCTACGAAGCCAGCGAAGACGACGATCCGATGGGCGACGTGTTCGATGTTGACACTTTTATCAATGGAAAGAAGCCAAAGGGTGAGAAAAAGCCTCCTCCGGTGTACCAAGTTTACCCCGGATCGAAGATTCCAGTGTCGAAAGCGTTCGGATCGCTGTGGAGAACCAAGGTCGAGGCCGCTCAGAAGGCAAATGAGCTTATTTACGAAGCATGGGAACAGTGTTTCGCGTACTATAACAACCATCAAGTGAAAGCCGCCGAGTCCTCGAAGGGTGTTTTCCAGCGTGGCGATGTAACCGAGAACATCGTTTACTCAAATGTGAATGTCATGTTGCCCGCGGTTTACTCTCAAGACCCCGATATCGCGGTAAACACGACCGATAAAGAGGATGAAGAGTTCGCAAAGTGCTCTCACGCGCTGCTGAATGCGCTTTTGAAGGGCAAAAATCTGCTAAATTGCAAGCCAAAGATCAAAAAAGCGGTCGGTGTAGCACTCATGACCAATTTTGGCGTGCTAAAACTCGATTATATCCTCAAATCGGACTCTCAAGATGCTGTCCTCGCCGATCTCGCAGAGGTCACAGAGCAAATCTCCACAGCGAAGAACCCGCGCGACTTGCAAAACGCGTACGGGAAACTCGCGGCGATTGAATCCATTGTTAATGTTTTTGAGAAGGGCGGACCCAAGCTTCGAAATGTCATGGCTCGGAATCTGGTCGTTGATCCAGTTGCGGAAATGGCTGACGGCACCGACGCGACTTGGATGGCTGAGCGATGCTACATTCAGACATCCTATCTCAAGTATCGATTCACCCGGAAGCAAGACGATGAGAACTGTTGGTATTACATTTTCAAGCCAACTCACAAAGCCGTGTTTGCAGAAGGTTCGGGAAATCAGAAAGACGACGCGTACGGTCTTGTACTCCAAACGCTATCCGGTGATCCGACGTATCAAGAAAACGAAGAAGTCGGCGGATATCGCGACCTGTACTTTACGGAGTGCTGGCTTGTATGGGATAAAGCGACGAGGCGGACTGCCCTGTTCGCTGCCGATGATTGGACGTACCCACTTTGGGTGTGGGATAATTTTACCAAGACTTCGCGGTTCTTCCCGTACTTCATCATTGGCTTTGGTCTGTCAACGGGGCAAACAACCACCGTGGGTGAAGTTTCTTACTACTTGGATCAGCAGGACGAAATCAACCAGATTAATCGGCAGGTTGCCCGAATCCGCAATTCGGTATTTAATTTCTTCTTCTACAATTCCCATAAGATATCTCAGGCCGATGCAGAGTTACTCATGCAGGCCGTTAAGCGGGGCTTCGTTGACGAACAGAGCGTTGTGGGCGTCAAAGTACCGGAAGGCTCGAAGATTGCCGACTGCTTTGAAGCACTCGTACCGCCGAGTTTGAATTATGAAGCCCTCTTCAATAAAGAACCGACGATGCAGAGCGTCAATCGAATATCGAATACGTCGGATGCGATCAGAGGCGTCCAGTTTAAGACGAACACGAACGAGGCTTCTGTGCAGAGCTATCAAGATGCTGCGCGTATGTCCGTTGGAGCAAAGATCGAGGTTGTCGAAGATGTTATGGCAGACCTATGCAAAGCACTTCTAGAGCAGTGCGTACAGAATATGTCCAAAGAGGAGGTTGTCGGCCTCATTGGGCAAAAACTCTCAGAACCTTGGCAAAATATGACTCTAGATCAGTTTAACTCACACTTCGCACTGGAAATCGTCCCCGGTACGAGCGAGAAACCTGATTCGATATTTAAGAAGAAGGAAGCCGTGCAAATCGTGCAGGCGATAGGTCAATTTGCGTCTGCTGCACCGGCAACATCGATGAAAGTTGCGTTGCGCGTGCTTGAGCAAGCATTCACCGAGGTTGTCATTAAGCCCGAGGACTGGGATTTGATGGAACAGGAAATGAT